GCATCACCTTACGCCTGGAACTACATGCGAAGTCGATTGCGTTCTACTGCTATAGATTTGCCTATCTACATGCGAGCAACCACAAACCCTGGAGGACCTGGGCATGGTTGGGTTAAGAAAATGTTTATCGATCCTGCTCCTTACAATAAAAACTTTAAGGCTACGGACATTGAATCAGGAGAGGTACTCACTTTTCCCTCTGGTCATGCAAAAGCAGGTAAGGCGCTATTTAGAAGGAAGTTTATACCCGCAAGACTGGCTGACAATCCTTACCTTACCAACACAGATGACTACGAAGCAATGCTTCTATCGCTGCCAGAGCAACAAAGGAAACAGTTACTAGACGGCGACTGGGATATCAAGGAAGGTGCAGCCTTTACTGAGTTTAACAGAAACATACACGTTGTAGAACCTTTTAAAATACCTAATAACTGGGTTAGGTTTAGAGCATGTGACTATGGCTATGGTTCTTACAGTGGTGTTATTTGGTTTGCGGTTAGCCCTGACGAACAACTTGTAGTGTACAGAGAATTGTATGTGTCAAAAGTACTTGCTACAGATTTAGCTGACAGAGTGCTAGCACTAGAAGCTGACGATGGCACAATTAGGTATGGTGTACTTGATAGTTCTTTGTGGCACAAACGTGGGGATACGGGGCCATCGCTAGCAGAGCAAATGGTTTCTAGAGGATGCAGGTGGCGACCTTCGGATAGAAGTAAAGGTAGTAGAGTAGCAGGTAAGAACGAAGTACATCGTCGCTTGCAGATTGATGAGTTTACAGAAGAGCCACGTATGGTATTCTTTAATACTTGTACAAATTTAATTTCGCAAATACCTGCGCTGCCGTTAGATAAGAAGAACCCGGAGGATATTAATACTAATGCAGAAGATCACTTGTATGATGCCTTGCGATACGGTATAATGTCTAGACCACGCTTTAGTATATTTGATTACGATCCTGCAACAGCCCGTGCCACTAATGGTGTGCCAGTAGCAGATGCAACCTTTGGATATTAAGGAAGTTTTACATGACTGATGATGCCACATTCGATGCTGAATCTGTTTTTCTGGAAGATCAAAAAGATGATTTTTCTGATACGCCAGCGGCTACTGCTATTATTGAATACGTTAAAGATAATTTTGGTAAAGCAGAAGATTATAGATACAGTGACGAGCAACGCTGGTTACAAGCGTATCGTAACTATCGAGGTATCTACAGTCCTGATGTCCAATTTACAGAAACAGAAAAGTCTAGAGTATTTATTAAAGTCACTAAAACAAAAACGCTAGCTGCATATGGTCAGGTTGTCGAAGTTCTTCTTGCGGCTAATAAATTTCCTATTTCTGTTGACCCCACGATAATACCAGAAGGAATTGCTGAAAATGTACACTTTGATCCAGCAGAGCCAGAGCAGGTACGTGAGTTACGTAAAGAAAATCCGTACGGTTTTTCTGGTGACGGAGAAGAACTTCCACCTGGAGCTACACAAGATACTCTTATAGAACGATTAGGAGCTACAGCAAAAAAACTTGTTGGTATAGAAAATATTAAAGAAGGGCAGGGTAAAACACCAAGCTCTATTACACTTAGTCCTGCTGCTATCGCAGCTAAAAAGATGGAAAAGTTAATTCACGATCAACTTCAGGAATCTGGTGCTACTAAGCACTTGCGTAGTACTGCATTTGAAATGTCTTTGTTTGGCACCGGGATTATGAAGGGTCCATTTGCTATTGATAAAGAATACCCTAACTGGGATGAAGATGGTGTGTATAGTCCTACTATAAAAACAGTACCTCAAGTAGATCATGTATCTGTGTGGAACTTCTTTCCTGATCCTGATGCTAATAGCATGGACGATGCAAGATTTGTTGTGGAACGGCACAAGATGTCCCGGTCGCAAATGCGTGATCTAAAAAAGAGACCTTTCTTCCGAGAAGATATTATTGAGAAAGTTATTACCATCGGAGAGAGCTATAATAAAAAGTATTGGGAACATGATCTTGAAGATTACGCGCGTGAGCAAGATGTGTATCGTTTTGAAGTTCTAGAATATTGGGGAGCTATTGATACATCTTTGTTAAAAGAATTTGGTGTTGATCTTCCTGCTTCATTTAAAGAGGTAGATGAAGTTGGTGCTAATATTTGGATTTGCAATAATAATCTACTTCGTGTTGTACTTAATCCGTTTAAGCCACAACGTATTCCATATGTAGCTGCGCCATATGAGTTGAATCCGTATAGCTTCTTCGGCATTGGTATTGCTGAAAATATGGATGATACACAAACTCTTATGAATGGCTTTATGCGAATGTCTGTTGACAATGCGGTACTGTCAGGCAACTTACTTATTGAAGTAGATGAAACTAATCTTGTACCAGGACAGGACCTTACTGTTTATCCTGGTAAGGTATTCCGTAGGCAAGGTGGCGCACCAGGACAAGCAATCTTTGGTACTAAATATCCTAACGTTTCTAGTGAGAACATGATGATGTTTGACAAAGCTAGGCAGCTTGCAGATGAAAGTACTGGTTTGCCATCTTTTTCTTATGGACAAACTGGAATCACGGGTGTAGGTAGGACTGCTAGCGGTATATCAATGTTAATGGGGGCTGCTGCGGGTGGAGTTAAAACTGTCATTAAAAATGTAGACGATTACCTTCTTCGACCATTGGGCGAAGGTTTGTTTCAATTCAATATGCAATTTAACTTTGATCCTTCTATTCGCGGAGATCTTGAAGTTAAGGCAGGTGGAACAGAGAGCTTGATGGCTAATGAAGTGCGTAGCCAACGATTGATGCAATTCTTGTCTATTACAAGCAATCCTTCTTTAGCACCCTTCTCTAAATTTCAATACATAATCAGGGAAATTGCTAAGAGTTTGGATCTTGATCCTGATAAGGTTACTAATAACATGGATGAAGCTGCTATCCAAGCTGAAGTCATGAAAGGCTTACAAGCAGATCAACCACAACAACAACAGCCGCCGGGACCAGCAGGAGCTAACCCGATGGACACAGCAGGAACAGGAGACGGAACGATTGGAACAGGACAAGCACCCGTACCAGGAGAGCAAGGGTTTACAGGAAATGCAGGGGGAACTCCTCCGCAAGCTCAAGCCCCTGGTCAGCAGCCACCGCCAGTGGCAACACTTCAGTAGTTATGTAGGTTTAGAAATAGAAATGCAAAGACGTACACTTGAACAGGCTACCGATATAATGGCAGTGCATAGAGCACAAGGTGCTATTAATGCTTTGCATAAGATTGTAAATCTTCGGGATCATGTTAATGGCAGTAAGTAAAAGCAAAGTAACCTTCGCTAGGTGAAAAAACAGATAGAGAAGCATTTGATAGGGGTGGAACAGTTATGCAGCGACAAAGTCCTGATTTTGTTGACAAAGAATTTTTACGCATAGAAGAAAATCGTGATGAACGTCCTCGACTAAATGTTTCGGCTGATGGAGGGGGGTCTGTTAGAAGTATACCTGTTTCTACTCCTGAAGGTAAAAAAGATCTAACTGCTGCCCAGTTAGGTGCAGCAATAAAACTAGGTATAGTAGTTCCGTTAAAGAATGGGTTTACATTAAAAACTAGTACTGATATTAGCGGAGGAGCGCAAGCAACAGAGTTAGAAGGTAAGGTAGGTAACCGGTTTGAAGATGCTAGAGTTACCAATTACAGTCTTGCTTTGTTAAAAAAGTTAACAGATGGTGATGGAGTACTTGGTATTGAAGGAAGTTATGATCCTATTAGAGATAGCTATTCTGGTAAACTAGCAGCAAGATTAAATTTTAACAGGGGTGGAACTATGGCTTTACAAGAACAAATGTCAATGTTTGATAACGGCGGCATGATGGATGAGGGTAATTCAGTTGATCCTGTATCCGGTAATACGGTACCAGTAGGATCTCTTCAGGAAGAAGTACGAGATGATGTACCTGCACAAGTAAGTGCCGGTGAAATGGTTATTCCTGGTGATGTTGTGCGTTACTTTGGCTTAGAGTTCTTCATGAAATTACGAGACGAAGCAAAGCGTGGTCTTGCTCGAATGGAAGACATTGGGCAGATGGGTAATTCAGATACTGCTACGCTTGATCCTGATACTCCGTTTGAAGTAGCTGACTTAGAAATGACGGATGATAGTAGTATTAGTAGTATGACTATGAATAGAGGTGGTAGTATTCCTACAGCAGAAGAACTTGGCGATATGCCGCCACCTATTAGAGCTTTTCGGGGTAGGAATATATCGGGTCCAGAACCTACAGGTAATACTGCGGCAGGATTATTTGGTACAAATTCGGCAGCAGCAGCAGCAGTAGGTAGGACGACATCTTCGGGAACAGAAACTAAAAAATACAGAGGACCAGGAGGAGAAACGTTATCAATTCAATTTATTAACGACGTACCTCAAACTACTATTCCAAAGGGGTATGTAACGGAAGCTGAGTATCAAAAGAAAGTAGCCGCGAATAAAACGGGTACCACTTCACAACCTTGGGAAACGGCAACAGAACAAGGATCAGGACAAGACAATCCACAAGGTTCAGGTAATGCATCCTTATCTGAAACGCTGGAACAGGGAAATGTACTGGGTGTAGCGCAAACGGCTTCTATGAGTGACACGGTGACAGGTTTTATGAATGGTCTTGTCGGATCTGCAATGATGCCTAGTATGATGATGGGGGCTATTGCTTCGCAATTTGATAAAGAGGGGGTGTTAAGTAGCGTTGCAACTATGGATAGAGATAGAGCGTTGTCTGCTCTAGCAAATACCTTTGATGCTACCCCAGCAACGGTAGCTGCACTTGAAGCCCTTCGGGGCACTACCTTTAACTTCGGTCAGATAACTGATATTGTCGCTAAAGATGCTGCTCTTAGCAAGGCGATGAAAGATTACGACGAGGTTAAAGCAGCAAATCAAATGGCTGATGACTACGCAGATGCCATGGGTATGGATCGTGGAAACATTAGCGGTGTAGGTAATATAAGTGGGGTAGGTAATGTTGGTGTGGTTTCTAATAACCGGGGTGGATTTGGTTAC